GGTTTTGCTTGTGTTGGTAACATGGGCAGCGAAACAAGGTTTGATTACTCTGCCATCGGAGACGCGGTCAACATAGCAGCAAGACTAGAGTCAGCGACTAAAGAGGTGGGTGTTGATATACTTATAGGACATGAAACTGCAAAAAATTGTAAAATTGTATTAAAATTACTAAAACCAATTAAGGTAAAGGGTAAGAGACATAAGCTAGCTATATGGACAGTTTAAAAAAAATATGGAAAAAGCTGGTTGTTTGGTATGAATACTGGTTTGCAAACAGATACAAAGTTACAGTGTCTTTTAATAAGGAATATGGTGATTCAGATGACAAGTCCTACATTACAAAAAAAATAATTGTGCAAAAAGAAAAACACTTAAAATTTAGGGATCAGAACAACAAGATAGTTGAGTATAGAAGTGCTAGTGGCTTAAATTATATTATTGAGGATGTTTAATGCAACAAATTTTAATAGGCATTATTTTGGTTTTAGGTTTTGGTAGTTATTGGCTCTATAACGAAAACAATACTCTCAAAGCTAACAATGCAGCTTTAGAGGGAGCAATAGCAACGCAAGAAGAAGCAATTAGCACACTACAAAATGATTTCGCCATACAAACTACGCAATTACAGAACATGACTCTCAAAAGTCAAGCAGCACAACGAGAACTTAACCGATATACACAATTCATACAAAATTATCAATTAACAGCTAAAATACTCACTGATCCAATAGAAATGCAAAGGAAGATAAATAATGGCACAAAACATATTATGGAGGACATCGAGCAAATCAGCGTCACTGTTGATGATCTTGATGATGGCTTGCAGTTGCAGCCTAATACCGACTAAACAGATAGAAGTAACTGCGAAGCCATTGGAAAGGACTATTGTACAACCAGTGATGCCTAGAGAAATAGATTTAAAAGAAGTCAGATGGCTTACAATAACGCCTGAAAACTTTGAAGAGCAGTTTAAAGTCATTGAAGACCAAGAAGGCGAACTCGTATTTCTCGCAATGACTGTTCCAGACTATGAGGTTATGGCTTATAACATGCAAGAGATTAAAAGATACATAACTGAATTAAAAGATGTTGTCGTGTATTATAGAAAAGTTACGACTAATCAAGAACAAGTAAATGAGTAATTCACCTGAGGCTTTTGTATATAAGTGCAAATTAAAATCAGTCACGGACGGCGACACCATTCGTCTAGAGACCATAGACTTAGGCTTTTCAGTGCAATTACATAACAAAGCCGTACGCATCGCCAAAATTGACACTCCAGAATCACGCATCAATATAAAAAAATATCCTGAGCGCAAAAAAGAAAAAGAGCTTGGTCTATTAGCAAAAGCTAAATTGAAAGAGTGGTTAGTTGGTGATATAACATTAAGATCGTATGGCACTGATAAGTATGGAAGAGTTTTAGGTGATGTATTCTGCGAGCATGGAAATGTTGCAGATTTGCTTAAAAAAGAAAATCTTGCAGTTGATTACGATGGCGGCAAGAAAACAAAAAAATGGGGAGAATAAAATGCAAATTTCAGAAGAAGGCAAACAATTAATAAAAAAATTTGAAGGATGTCCTACTGACGGTGACATGGCTGTTAGTTATCGTTGTGCCGCCAATGTGCCTACAATCGGCTATGGCTCAACTAGATACAAAGGCAAACCAGTTAAAGATGGGATGAAAATATCAATGCAAGATGCTGATAATTTATTAGCTGAGGAGCTACACGAATATGAATCACATATTAAAAATATGGTAAAAGTGCCTGTAAGCGAAAATCAGTTTTCTGCACTCGTTGCTTGGTGTTTTAATATAGGCCCTAGCGCAGCTAAGGGCAGTTCAGCTATAAGATTACTGAATGAACAAAAATACGATGAGGTGCCAAAGTCTATGAAATTATGGAATAAAGCAACTGTAAACGGTGAAAAAGTAGTTTTAGAAGGCTTGGTTAGGAGAAGAGAGGCCGAGGCTTTACTATATGAGGGTAAAGAGTGGCACGAAGTATAACCTTATGTGATACTTATGCTAGGCGTTTTACGCTTAGAGCTGAGTTGCAAAAAATATCGTCGCTACCTTGTTTCTCAGCTCGATTATGAGCGATGTATCATTTAAAGATTTTGACATTTTATCAGAGCAAGATAAGGCTGAGGCAGTAGCTCTACTGCAAAGATACGACCAACTAGAAAAACAAGATGGCTGTCAAAAGGATTTTATTAGTTTTATAAAGCACATGTGGCCTGATTTTATCGAAGGTAGGCACCACAAAATTATTGCAGATAAATTTAATAGAATTGCTGATGGTAAGTTAAAAAGACTCATAGTTTGTCTGCCACCAAGACATTCAAAGTCGGAGTTTGCGTCAACCTTCTTTCCTGCATGGATGATGGGCAGAAAAGGCAACTTAAAAATTATACAAACAACACACACAGCTGAACTTGCAGTGAGGTTTGGTAGAAAGGTTAGAAACATAATTGATAGCACAGAGTATCAACACATTTTTCCTGAACTTAAGCTACAAGCAGATAACAAGTCAGCTGGGCGTTGGACAAGCAATCAAGAAGGTGAGTTTTTTGCCGCTGGTGTCGGTGGTGCTATAACAGGTCGAGGCGCTGATTTATTAATTATAGACGATCCACACTCTGAACAAGATGCACTTTCGCCTAAAGCGTTAGAGTCAGCTTATGAATGGTACACCTCTGGTCCACGACAGCGTTTACAGCCCGGTGGCATTATAGTGATAGTAATGACTAGATGGAGCACTAAAGATTTGGTTGGCAAGGTTCTCAACAAACAAGGCGATGAAAATGCAGATCAGTGGGAAGTTGTGGAGTTTCCTGCGATTATGCCAGAGTCAGACAAACCATTATGGCCAGAGTTTTGGAAAAAAAAAGAATTACTAGGTGTAAAAGCATCATTACCTATATCTAAGTGGAATAGCCAATGGATGCAAAATCCAACAGCTGAGGAGGGATCCATTGTTAAAAGGGAATGGTGGAATCGTTGGGAAGATGAGGATGTACCACCTTACAGTTATGTAATACAGAGTTATGACACTGCGTTTTCAAAAAAAGAGACAGCTGATTATTCAGCTATAACAACATGGGCAATATTCAATAGAGGTGATGAGAACAACGACGAAATTATATTGCTTGATGCAAAAAGAGTTAGGTGTGATTTTCCAGAGTTAAAAAAACTCGCTTTAGAAGAGTATAGATACTGGGAACCGGATTGTGTATTGATTGAGGCAAAAGCATCTGGAACACCACTAACGCATGAACTACGACGCATGGGTATACCCGTTACATCGTACACACCCAGCCGAGGGCAAGATAAAGTAGCGCGCATGAATAGCGTTGCTCCTATATTTGAGTCAGGCATGGTATGGGCACCAGAAGATGATTTTGCAGAGGAAGTTATCGAGGAGATGGCGTCCTTCCCTTTTGGTGATTATGATGACTATTGTGACAGTGCTACAATGGCTTTGATGAGATTTAGACAAGGTGGTTTCATATCTTTATATGAGGACTATCAAGATGAGGTGAAATTATTAAGGAAGAACAGGACAGTTTATTATTAAAAACTTATGCAACTAAGTTTTTGTGGGATGGCACTGAATATGTTGGGCCATTAATACATGCGCCTAGTCTTGAATCAGCAAAACTTATTGCAGAGTATCACGGTCTTTTGCTAGATGGAGAATTAGAGGCTATTATAGGCACAGAAATATATTTTATAGAAAATCTTAAAAATAAGGTGATACATTAAAATGGCTATTGATAAATTAGGCACCAACAATGATCCAGATGTAAAAGTTCAAGGATCAGCAATAAATATTGTTCCTGATACTACGAGAGACGAGCAAATACAAGCAGCAGCACAAGTGTTGGTAAATGAAGAACAAGTCCTACTAGATGATGAAATCCAAGCACCAACACAGCCACAAATGAGTTTTGATGCTAATTTAGTTGATTTTATAGATATAAACACCCTTGAAAAAATATCTAACGATCTTTTAGATGCAATAGATTCAGATAAACAATCTAGATCCGAGTGGGAAAAAACATACACAGATGGCTTGAAATACTTAGGCATGAAATTTGACGATACAAGATCGCAACCGTTTGAAGGCTCATCTGGCGTAGTTCATCCGATCTTGGCGGAGGCAGTTACACAGTTTCAAGCGCAAGCCTACAAAGAAATGTTGCCCGCGAAAGGACCAGTTAAAACAGAAATAGTTGGCGCTAGAACCATAGAAACAGAAAGCCAAGCAGAGCGTGTTCAAGAGTTTATGAATTATTACATTATGAACGAGATGGACGAGTACGATCCTGAATTGGATCAAATGTTGTTTTATTTACCTCTCGCTGGCTCTTGTTTCAAGAAAATATATTTTGACTTTGTATTAAACAGAGCAGTCGCTAAGTTCGTAGCTCCAGAAGATCTCATAGTTCCGTATGAAGCAGCAGATATTAGTTCAGCTGAAAGAATCACACACTCAATCAGCATGTCTGCTAATGAGATTAAAAAACAACAAGTTTCTGGTTTTTATGCAAATGTAGACATTGGTTCAGGTTCATATAGTGAAGATTTAGATGAGATTGAGCAGGCTATTGATGAGATACAAGGCATTTCACCAAGTTATAAAGAAAATAGAAACAGGACAGTTTATGAAGTTCATACAGTATTAGATATAGAGGGTTTTGAAGATTTAGATGCACAAGGCATGCCCACAGGTTTGAAATTACCATATATTGTAACTATTGAGGAAGATTCGCAAAAAATACTTTCAATACGACGAAACTATAAGGAAAACGATGTATTGAAGAGTAAAATTAATTATTTTGTTCAATATAAATTTTTGCCAGGATTAGGTTTTTATGGTTTAGGTTTATCGCACATGATTGGCGGTCTCTCTAAAGCATCAACTTCTATTTTAAGACAACTTATTGATGCTGGTACTTTAGCCAATCTTCCTGCTGGTTTTAAAGCAAGAGGTATGCGGATTAGGGATGAGGATGATCCGCTACAACCTGGTGAATTTAGAGATATTGACACCACAGGAGGATCTCTAAGAGAAAACTTAATACCACTACCAATAAAAGAACCTAGTAATGTTCTTATGCAACTTTTAGGTATTTTGGTTGACTCCGGTAAAAGATTTGCAGCTATCGCTGACATGAATGTAGGTGATATGAACCAAGCGATGCCTGTTGGTACCACCGTTGCTTTGCTTGAGCGTGGCACTAAAGTTATGAGTGCAATTCATAAAAGATTGCATTATGCGCAACGCATAGAGTTTGGTCTATTAGCAAAAGTGTTTAGTGAATATTTACCACCAGTCTATAATTATCAAGTCGGCAGTGGACCACAAGAGGTCAAACAAATGGACTTTGATGACAGAGTTGACATTATACCAGTCTCAGATCCTAATATTTTTTCACAAAGTCAAAGAGTTACATTAGCACAAGAGTTATTACAAATGGTGCAGTCCAATCCAGAAATTCATGGACCGACAGGAATTTATGAGGCTTATAGAAGAATGTATGCAGCTTTGGGTGTAGATAATGTAGATGCACTTTTACAACCACCAGCAGACAATACACCACAGCCTATCGATGCAGGTCAAGAAAATGCTGGCTT